GAGGGGAGTTTTCCAGAATATGGCGAATCGCGGGGGTTATGCGGATATGCAGTACTGACACGACGAGTACGCGATGGTTTATTGGTGGCAATATTGGTGGCAATATTACGCCTCCACTTATCCATTCTTGCACTATTGTTGGTAATATTTTTTGTACCACCTAATCGGCGCTTTGCCCTTATGCTTTTATTTTTTGTTCTTTTTCGTCGGTTCATATGGTTTGAGTTGATTTATACTTTACAGATATAAAAAATAATTTAGATATTAAATAAAAAATTGATTTAAATTAATCCGTGCGATAATTAGTATTAGCTCGCATCATTATCAACACTATGGAGTCGCAGTACGTCATTCCATTTATCGGATATGGATATATTTACATTTTGACCTCTCCGCCCAAAAAAACACACAACCGTCGCAAAATCGGACTAACTACACTTCCACACCATCGATTGAACACGTATTTAACCGGTTGCTGTGACCTGGATGAATTGTATTTTGAAAAACTGTATCAAGTCCGGGTTAATTCTCTCGCGGAACTGCGCGAGATTGAGTCCACACTGCATTCACGGTTTGAATCGCAGCGACGTTGTCGCGAGTGGTTTGAACTGGACTCCCCCCACAGCGTGGACGATTTCATTCGTTCGCTGCCGGTCTTTATGCGGGTATGCGCGCTGGACGACATCCAGGATTTACAACACTCAGATGATGCCGTACAACTGGAAAAGCAATTATTAACTCCAGCACCAGCACCAGCACCAGCACCAGCACCAGCACCAGCACTCAATTCACGAGACGAATACTTCAACCACATGCTCAACCCTGGACACACGCCTCGTCGCATTCAATCCGAGTTATTTGAGACTTTTCAGGAAAAGACGACCACGCAGGAGAGATACAAAGGCATTGTGCAGTGGCCCACTGCTGTCGGCAAAACCGTCGGCATGCTTTCGCTGTTCTTCAATTCATTCCGCCACTGTTCGGCGCAAGGCAAAATATGGAGAGGCTTGTTGATTGCGCCACAAAATGACATTTTAAATACAATCATTGACCATATTAAAAAAATAGAAAAATGGGGGATTGTTGTCATCTCGGGACACGATGCCCAATTCGTGGATGCAATGCGCAACTGCCCATCCGACAAACCCGTGCTTATTATAACAACGCATGCATCCCTAACCGACCGCAAAAAGTGGGACATGCTTCCCGAAATTGATCATTGTCATTATGACGAAGTGCAACAAAGCACGGGGCTGCAGTTCTTTGGACTTCTAATGGAATGGGTTCCAAAATTTACATATTTCACGGGAACATCCGCGACCCCCAAGACCTGCAATTCCGATCAGCACGTCCGTCTGCACCAACTATTTGGCTCACCCTTGTCCGTTTTGCACCAGTGCGAAATGGATGAAGCCGTGAAAGAGGGTTGGATTGCACGACCAAAAATCGTCACAAACGTGGTTGAATATCACACGCGCATTTCGGAGTTTGTCGGAATAATTTCACAAAGCATTGTACAAAAAATAGCACACGGGTCATGGAGGTACGGAAAGGTTATAGTGTATTTGGATACAATCGTCGATGTGCAAAACGCCGTTCGTTGCGCGCTTTACCATTTTAACCGGCGCGCAACCATTTACATGGCAGTTAAACGTGCCGATCAACGAGACGAAGGCGATAATGCGCCCGAAGAAGAATCCGACGTAATAGTGGACGGCGCAAGGAACGATAAACAATTTATAGACGATGCATCGGACGGTTCGCCGCGCATACTGTTCGCGTGCAAACGGTACCGCCAAGGTTCCGACATTAGGGGCATAGAGATGACAGCCGTGTTGTTCAATTCAACGATTGCTACAAATGTGTTTGTTCAAATCATGGGACGCGCTCTTCGCCGGGATCCCGAATACGATAACAAGGAAGGTTGGTGTGTGGTGGTGAAAACGCGCGAATCTGATGACGCCAACGCCGACGCCGACGCCAACGCCGATGCACCGGAAGATGTGATGTCCCGCATACTTCTTGATTTTGCGAATTTCGTGATGACAACTTCTGGGTCGGTTGTCATGACCAAACAAAAAATTCGCGAAGTGCTTACGCGTTTCTTAGTCCCACTCCAAAATGACAATGGCATGAATTACTCCATTGACGAAACGATTGAACGCATGCAATGCATGTATTTGCGCAAAGAATATGAACGCGCCGCGCCCAAGGACAAATATGACATAGTTCGTGCTTTGAATCGGGAACTAGGGCTCACCACAAAGGAAGAATACAATGAAAGATCCTCCGAACATTCCAAATTTATTGCGGACCCCAAATCATATTTCAAGGATAATTGGATGTCTTGGTATCACTTTCTGGGTGTGGACACAAGCGCATTTCCGCAAACGAAGCAGGAGTGGGTCAGCTCGTGCAGGGATGCAGGAATTGTGTCATGGAGTCAATACAAAAATATGCAAAAAAACATGTTAACAATGCCCGCAAATCCTGGCGATATATATGAAGATTACACAAATTGGGACAATGAATTCGGGATTGAAGCCGAAATTGTGTGGTGAGCAGCTTTCAAGCGCCCGGAATCAGTCGCTGGATGGCGTCTTGTGCCTTCGCCTTATACATTTTAATTTTTTCATGCTTGTGCCGGATTTCGTCAAAATTGGACTGGAGTGCTTGTTGTTCGGCGATCGGGGGGAGGGAAATTTCAAGGGACAGCACCGATGAAGCGCTTAACTTGGGCTGGGCAGTCCCTTCTGCCAGCCCTTTGATGTCGTCCTGTATTGGTTTCAGTACATAATACAGCATGTCGTCATTTGAAATGGAGGCGGAGGCGGCGGCCTTGGGATGAATCGTCATTCCATTGTTTGTGATCCAAGATTTCACGGGGTACCTGGAGACGTTGCCAGCAGATCCAACCTGGGCCAACACAACCGCGTAGGCCTCTCGGTTGTGAACGCCGTGGTATCCCATCGGTGAAACGCCACCACCAATGACGGGAACATCGCCGCCTTCAAGATGTTCCTTCGTCAACGTTTTCCCACTACGAATTTCACACACATCCCCCAACCGCACGCGAGGCTGTGCGGAGCTCATCTCTCTGATCTGGAACACCGTCAGCTTCTCAAGGGTTTTCAGCGCGTGTTCCTCCTGCTGAGCAAGTTCGGTCCATCCGTCGATTGCTTCTACAATTTGTTGCTGGCGCTCAAGCGACGGGAGGGGGATGTCCATTCCAAGAAAGGATTCCATGTTGATGCCCTTTTGCGCGGTTCCTGCCGCCAGACTGTATATCGCCGGTTGATTGTTGAGTAGCCAATATCCCACGTACAAATAGGTTGCATTTGGCTTTACGTCAAAGGTCCATCCGTGATGATTCAGGAAGAACTTGCCGCTAACATACCGAACGCATTTCTCCGAAACCCCGTCCTTTGAAATGACAAAGCGATTCTCTCTGTTAAATTCCGAAATTTTTGCTCCGGCATCACCGCCACCATAGACTGGGTATTCCCCCAGGGTGGAGGTGCTCTTGGTGATGTAGGTCCCCGTTTTCAATTCACACACGTCGCCCAACTTCACCATCTGAAACCCCTCATCCACTTCCAACACGCTCTGGGGCAGATACTGCTTAAACTTCAAAGAATAGTTGTTGGATTGCAAATCAGCCAGCGTGGCCTCGGCGAGCAACGACTCGTCCAGTCCAATGAATGACACCTTCTCCGTGGGACCCACCCCCTTCTGAAACACCATCATGGACGTCTTGGTTCCCGTGTTGAGGAATGAACCGGACGCAATGTCCACGACATACCAAATCTTGTATTCCTCGGCAATTCTCTTGCGAAGTTCTACGCACTTCTTGGACGAGCCAAAGAAGAAACCCTGCGGAAGCACAATGCAGCACACACCCCCGTGAGCAGAAAGCGTGGCCATTGCCAACTGAACCCCCGCAGACACTTTGTCATCGTCTTCAATGCCGATGCTCTGAATTTCCGGATTCACGAAGAACTTCTTGGTTGTGCTTCCGTCATCCGCCTTGATAATTTTACTGTATGCGAACTTGTAGTCCTTCCCCTTGCTTTTGTCGCCTCCGTACGGAGGATTCATGAAACAATAGTCAATTGCAAGACCTTCAAATGGTGCACCTGTTCCAGTCGTAATTGGTTCATAGAATGAGTTGGAGTCACGGATTTTGTCTCCATTGAATGGAATGCCCGTGAGAATGAGCAGGTTCAGGAGTGTGGTGGTGACGCTGGACAAGTTCATGTCCTGACAGTATATGGACCCCGCATCCTTCTTCCAATCCACCATCGGAACGTTTGCCTTGACTCCTTTGACGTATTCGGCCGGGAAACCACCAGTGCCACAGAACCAATCGGCAAATGTGCACAACGTTCCGTCTGCCCTGCGCAGCGTCTTCTTTATATCGTGTGCCAGTTTGAACGCCAATCGGCAGATGTCGCGGTTTGTGAAATATTGTCCCTCGTCCGACATCGTGCTCATGCCGCGCCCGAGCATGTATTCAAAGATGCCACCAAGGGTGTCCGTTTTCTGTAGATCTGCGAGTGTGATGTGATTGATTTGCCGAACAATTTCAAGCACAACGTCCGCCTTTTGAATTTCGTGCGGTTTGAAGAACGGTTTTGTTTCGGGACGTTTGCGAAATTCCAAAACTCCCTTCTTGATTGTGTCAAATACATCATTCTCGTTTTTGAAGCTCGCGATGAACGACCAGCGACACTCTTGAGGAAGACCAAGCGTGTCGGCTTGCGGTTCAATGAGACGATATGCAAAGAAGAACGTCATATGTTCCAGAGCACGCTCTGGACTCAGTCCTGCTTTGTTCCAGAGCAGGTTGTGTAAATTCTCAAAGAATGACTGAAGCATCTCCTCCGTTGTGAATTCCGTTTTTGGCTGTATGGCTTGAATTGCCTCATTCACTTTCTCCTTCACTTCCTCTTTTATTTTTGCAATGACGGCGGTTATAACGGTGGTCTGAGAACAATCTGTCTTCTTTGTCGCGTGGTCGTCGTAGGCGCTCTTTCGCTTGAATATTCGGGCACATTTTTCGCAAGTGTATGTGGGCATTGGGTTGCTGTTGGATTGCTGTTGGATTGCTGTTGGATTGCTGAGTTATAATATCGATTGATATATTATAAATCAATTTTTGCCGAAATTCGGCAAATTAATCCTAAATGTTTACTGTTTCATATCATTGAGATGGGGGTGTTGCGTTTTTTGTAGTTATGCTTTTTAGTTTTGTTTTGGTTTGGTTCTTATTCGTTTCGTATGGTTCGCACGTTTCGCACGTTTCGCACGTTTCGTACCTCCATGTGGGTGGTCCGATATTGAGTTTCCGCAATGTTTACACATCGCGCATTTAACGTCCTCAGGATCACAAAACAATATATCGTCCGGACTTGCGAACACGTTGCAAGAACCGTCAACCATTATTACATTGTGGATACCGCAATCCCGTAAAAATAACAATATATCTTGCGTAGTTACATTAAATTCGTCGTATATTTTGTTCGATTTTTTTTTTGCCTTTCCGGACGTTAATCCCACCGCCAGAGACGCCATTCTGGTTCGTTCTTCGATTATTTTTATTCTTTTCCATTCTGCAACCAACGAAATTACATCCATATTCCAGTCGTCTTGTGTACTCGGAAGGATGGTAGGCAACAAGCCTCTGGTATCCCATCCAAGTGGCCACTGTTTTGAAACAACTGTTTTCATTTTTTTACCTTGCTTAATCCTTTGAATAATATTAGCAACTAGCGTTTCACCATTGCGTGACAATGCAGTTATGTGCCAATCAGGGCCCGGATATTCTTCATCGCGGCAGCTTCGCATAAATACTTTATTCAACATGCACGGTCGACTAGATGGCGACGATAACGTGCAATTAAACAGTCTATCCTGTTCTAAATTTGCTTTAAGTTGTTCGGGTACCTGCACTTCCTTCACTGCGGAATCAAACTTCTCTAGTAAACTGGTGATTGATGCTTTTGAAGGTTTTTTCTGTCTCATATCGTTTAGTTGTACGCGCAAATCTTCCAACTTTTCAATTGCGAGACTAATTTCCCCTGCTACTTCGCTAGTTATGTCCGTAAGCAAGGTGGTTTTCATAGTTGCCTGCATTTTTTTAGACAGAGCATCCACGTCGTCTTGCGGATTTCTTTGAAGTATAACTCGTACACATTTTTGCAGTAAATGAAGAATTCTATTGGGCTGATTTCCTTGGTCATCCTCTTCAACTTGTACAAGGCGCGAACCTGTAAAATCAACTTGCGTGACTGCCCCTAGCACCCCCCAGTTTAATTTAGCAAATTTTATTTCTCTGGGCACGACTACGCAGTTCGAACTTGCCAAAGTAATTCCCGTCGAAAGTGATCGCGGAGCACATCGACCGGTATAATCCCCCAACGCCATTTCGGCTGTTCGTTTTAAAGTCGATGCAATATGAGACGGTAAAATTGGTCCAGCTTCCGCGACCGCAGACGCGGACGCCGCAACACTTTGGGTTTGGGCTGGCGCAACCGTCAACTCAGATTCAATACACGCGTGCGACAATACCACGAGTGCGATAAATGAGTCTGGCTTCGACGCTTCTAAACATATTCTATGAATTGCTGCTTGAGCGCTTTTTGAAAATTTCGACAGGTCTAACGCCGACATTTAATTTATAATAAATTATGATGATATAATTATTATTATAAATATAACATTATAAAAAAACGTTCATTCATAAATTACGAGATTCGCTTGTTGGCAATATCGGCCGATACGATGTAAATTGAATTTTCGGTAACGATAATGTATTCGGTTTCCACCTTGTATATTTTCGCGATCGGGCTGGTGTACTCGTCGGCACTTTTGACAATGAGCTTCTCATTGTTTTCTCTCACTCCAATCACTACAGTTTTGTCCACGGAGGAAGTCCAGTAGTCCATCATAATGGGCTTATCTTCGACAATGGCCAGCTTGAACACGTGCTGCATGCACTTTTCGGTAGGCAGTCGGTACGTGTCGCCTCCACTTTGCACGGTTGCGTGAGATTGGGATGCAGGGGCGGCGTTGGGGGGCTGTGTGGGAGGTGGCATTTTAAATGAAAAACTAAATTAATTTTAAATTAGATTATGATATTGAATTTTATTTTATACTAATAGCTTTTTTTAATCTTTAAATACTTATTTATCAAATAAATTTGTTTTGAAACTAGAATCCTAAATCGTAGTTTTCGCTAATGTGTCCCATATCCTTTGGCTGAATGCTAAACGCATTCACGCCATCTATTGCCAGATCGGTCGACGAACATCCAAGCCCCAAGTCCGTTCCATTATCCATAAATACGGTATCGTCTATATCAATATTCGCCGCCGCCGCCGCCGCCGCCGCCGCCACCTTCTTCGATGCGGCGCTCGCAGCCGCCGGGGCCTCAACTTCCGCATTTGCAATCGCCCGCAAATTCAACAACACCTGAAAGCTGCTGGTTCCGTAATACCCTTCCTGGCCGCACATGACGTTTGCCGAAACTCCGCGCATATTGTCAAGCTCCCCGTGTCGGGCAGCTTTGAGAAACATCTCGGGCGTTTCCTCAAACGACGCCTTGGCAATCGGGCCAATGTTGTCGTTGTTGATGCCGTGTCGGAATATGGACACCATCGTTTCATTTCCCGTCATTCGATCGCACAGCACGCTCAGGTGATGATGGTTGATATACGTAGTATCGAAACTCTCCATTAACTCCGTCATAATTGCAAATCTCGCGGCTTCAACCCCCAAAACCCGGTATATTTCTTGAATGTCGTTGGATACAGTTCGTCGAACGTCTATCGAGTCCAGTGAGAGCACTTGCAATAAATTTGTACCGGTCGTGTCCAACACCCAGATCGTGCGCTTAACGTACGCGCCTTCTTCCTTTCGCATCGCACCCGTTATCTTCCGCATCACGACGTTGTTGATACCCTTTACGCCACGCAACACAATGTTGTTTAATAGCTGATCCTGAAAATTCTTTAAAATGTGAATGTGGTCGGATTGGTCCAGTGAACTCGAATTTGCACCGCCACCGCCACCGGCTCCGGACGACGCCGTGGTCTTGCGGTTCAAAACAACATTTTCCATACGTATGCGAAATATTAATTTGTCCGCATTATAATCGCTGTACACGCAAGACACCGTGTCACTGTGCGCACTTTTTATCGCGTAGTGCACGTCGTCCATCGTGATCTGTTTATCCAACATTGTTTCTGCATCCATTTCCATTCGAATGACCCATTTTGATCGGTGCGGAACTGCGTCGGCTGATCCGCCGCTCCCGCCACCGCCGCTCCCGTCACCACTGCATTCGTCAATCATATTTTCAAATTCGCGATACTGTCGCACTAACATGTCGTCGGCTTCAATTGATGTCCGCGATCCCGCCGTGTCACCCGTTTCCGGGTCATAGCATATTTCAACCGACGTGATTATTTCAACCAGTTTCGTGTGTTCAATAAACGGAATGAGTTCCTGTGCGCGCTCCTTGTCGACTTCGTCATCCGATTTCAAATAGATTGTAATGGACGGATTCTTCGGATTTTCGGAGAGGGATAAAATCTCTTCTATGCGCGGCACACCACGCGTAACGTTTGCCTTGCTTGCAACGCCGGCATTGTGAAACGTGTTTAGCGTCAGCTGCGTTGTAGGTTCGCCAATGCTTTGCGCGGCAATCATTCCCACCATTTCACCGGGAGCGACGATCGATTTCTTGTACTGCAGAATTATCATCTCCAGCAGTATGGTCAGCGCCTTCTTGTTGAATCGCTTCACTAGCAAGAGCTCGCGCGGGCTCAGGTAGTAGTTGTACATTGTTTCAAACAGTTTGGTGGGCTTGGAATACGTGAGCGTTTCCAGACGCTTGTAACTGGTTTCAATCATGTTGAAAGCTTCCAACGGCGTAATGTCAACCAGCGAGTTCTTGTTGATTTGCTGCATTCCTTGCACGTTCGAAATGAGATGCGTGATTCCGACCGGAAGGTGCACCCGGTTATCGTCGCGATGCTTGAACACGTGTGCAACAATGTCGTCCCGCGCCATCACCAACGCGTCTGTATACTGCCGGGATTTCGCATTAAGCCCGTCCACTTGCATCTTTGTTTTCATTCGCTTAATTGCGTCCAGGGTAAACGCGGAATGAAACGCGTTGTCGGCTCCGTCGGATCCAACACCCGCGCCCTCGCTTGCAGACGTCGGAAAATTGTAATGCGCGTACAACTCGTCCATCGACATTTGGATGAACGGTACGGTAAGTCGCTCGACCTTTATGGTGTCTATGCCGTCCTCGCCATACGAGAACTGCACAATTCGACCCTTGTTGTTTCGAACCGTCATATCGTAGGATACCATTAGATCCTCCAATCCCTTGATCAGCCTGCGCTGGATGTATCCAGTGGTTGACGTCTTTACGGCGGTGTCGATCAAGCCAATGCGACCGCCCATGGCGTGAAAGAACAGCTCTTCCGGAGTGAGTCCCGAGATGAACGAGTTGTCAACAAACCCGCGCGCGCTCGGACTGTCGTCGAATTTGGTAAAATGCGGCAGCGTGCGTCCGTCAAGTCCGTACGGAATGCGGCGACCACCGTCGACCGATTGCTGCCCCAAGCACGAAATCATTTGAGATATGTTCAGGTTGCTGCCTTTTGATCCACACTTTACAATCGTAACGAATCGATTATCGGGGTTCAAATTGTCGAGCCCAATCTTGCCGGAATCGTTCGTGGCAGTGTTCAAAATATTGGCGATTTGCGTTTCAAATGCCTCCAAGTTGCTGCGACCCGTCTTATTTTCGAAAATCCCCAGATGCACCTGGTCAATAATGTTTTTAACTTCGCTTTTTTTGCCCATAATGGAACGCGAAATTTGCTGATTGGTCGCGTCGTTCGATATCAAGTCGCTGATTCCCACGCTGTACGCGGCCGTCTTCATGTATTCCGTAATTATGTTCTGCAAACTGTCAATGAAGTCGGCGGACGCCACATTGCCAAAGTCGTTGCAAATGCGCTGGATTAAGCTGTTGCCGCCAGACGCAAGCACGCCCTTTTCAATCTGGCCGCGAATGTATCGTCCGTCTCGGATCTCAACAACGTGGTTGTTTGTCGCGTCGTCAAATCGATCAACTTTGTCATCAAAATGGTCCGTCTTGTACCGAATGGACATTGGCGGCATAATTTGCGACAAAATTTGAAAATTCGTTATGGCCGATGTATCGTGGCGGTTCAGCTTAAACAAGTTGGCATTTATTTTTTGATATCCGACCAGGAGACCCATTGCTTGCAGGGGCGTAAACGCAATGCCTTTTCGCGTGAATTGATAGCTTCCGAGCAACGAGTCCTGGAAAATGCCTATGATCGACTCGTTCTTGGCGGGACTGATGATTTGATAGGGTACGGCGGCAAGGTGACGCAGTTCGATTTCAGACTCCGCGTCCTGCGGCATATGTAAATTCATTTCATCACCGTCAAAATCGGCATTGTACGGCTTCGTGTCACCAACGTTCATGCGAAACGTGTCACCCTTGTGCATAATGCGAGCGATATGGCACATCATGCTCATTCGGTGCAGCGACGGCTGTCGATTAAACAGAATTGCGTCGCCGTCCATCATGTGCCGGTGAACGACGTCGCCATTTTCTAGAGTAATCAGTGAAACGTCGGCATATCGCAGCGATATGGATTCACCGTTTTTCTTTTCGAGGATTTTCGCCCCGGGGTAAATATCGGACCGGTTCCGGACCAGCGTCATAAGAAAGTCTCGGTTTCGGTCGTTCACAACAACGGGCTTTGTTATATTTTTTGCGATTTTGATCGGAATACCCAATTCGCGAATCGAAATGTTTGGATCGGGTGTGATCACCGAACGCGCGGAGAAGTCCACGCGCTTTCCCATCAAGTTGCCGCGCACGCGACCCCCCTTTCCGTTCAATCGTTCCTGAATCGATTTGAGTGGTCGGCCGGACCGCTGCGCGACCGGACCCACCCCGGGAATGTTGTTGTTAATTTGAGTAGCGACGTAGTATTGCAGCAGCGTGTGCCAGTCATCAACCACACTGGGGTTCGCGTTTGGATTGTCCAGCTGCTTTCGCAACTGTATGTTTGTTTTTAAAATGTTCACAATGATGAGTGTGATGTCGTCCTCGCTTCGCTGTTGCCCGTCCATTTTGATGGACGGGCGCACCGCCGGAGGCGGAACCGCCAGTACTTGGCAAATCATCCATTCGGGGCGCGAAAACTGCGGGCTAAACCCCATAAATACCACGTCCTCGTCCGAAATGCGTTTGAATATCTTGACCACCATTTCCGGGGTCACTTTCATATTCAATCGCGACGAAGCGCCTCCCGCATTTCCCGCGGCTGCACCGGTAGGATCGTCGCTTCCTCCCGCATTGTTCCATTCTGCGAATATGTTTGCAAGACCGTCCTTTCGAAACTTTTTGTCGGGTTGCAGGCACCCGCAGCCGTCGTCTGTGTCTTCACCGCATCGACGAATTTTACTAGCCAGCTGATATACCCGAGCCCACCGCTCGTCGGGTCGAAGTTGCAGCAAGCGCGCGTTCATTTTTTTGTTCAGTAATAGCTTGCTGCATTTCATGCACACGCACCTTAAGATCTTGAGCGTGGTCGAAAGATACTGAATGTAAAACACGGGCCTCGCCAGACGAATGTGCCCAAAGTATCCCGGCGTTTGCATATAATCCAGACCGTCCGTCGGACATATGATACCGGGATCAAGCACCCCCATGCACGGATCGAAAAGTCCGCGCGGACACGGCCGATTGTTTGCATACGGTTTGTCATACGTGGTGATTTCTGCAACCGACCCCTTTAAAATTTCTTCGGGTGATAGCACACTGAATTGAATACCTATTATTTTTGAAACATTGGACGGACTCGGTGTTTTATGGGCCATATTCTTAATTACTAAACTGCAATATTTAGATTCTTATTCGTTGAATTATATAAATATATATATTTATAATGTTTCAATTTTACATTTTATTTCTAATTTTAAAAATAAAACGTAGAATATTTATATACCAATATGAAAAAAATAATACAAGTGTCTCAAAATAACACCGGCAATACGGGCGCTACGGACGCTACGAACGCTACGGACGCCGAAACACGAAATCAAATTACAATACTTAATGAACTGTTTTTAAACGGTTGCGAACCGGAATTGGCGACGGTCGACCATAAAAAATACAAGCAGTGCATTACACGGAAACTAATGGGGTACAGGGCGCAAGATGTCGCAAATCAAATATTTGATCCGCGATGGTTTGTTGAAATGGAATACGTATTGGAGCTGTTGGTCGTTTCAAAACTCAAATGCCACTACTGCCGTACAAACTGTGCGATATCGTATTCGAAACCGCGCTTCAATCGCCAATGGACCCTGGATAGACTGTGCAACGAACAGGGGCACAATCGCGGCAACGTGGTAATGGCTTGTTTAAAGTGTAACCTGCATCGCGGGATGAAATCCAGCGACAAATACAAACTTGGAAAACAAATGAAATTTACAAAGACGCACACGTCGTCGTATGACGAACGCGTAGAATAATAACAGTAAAAAGCAATTAAACATTGCGCGCGTATATAGTATATATAGTCTATATAGTGTAGGTATAAATGGCATCGCAATCGCAATCTCAACCTCAAACCGAATGCGTCGAATTGAAGAATATCAAGTACAAAAGCATGATGCTGAAAAATAATCAAAAACGCGGAGACGCGGCAATACAGATGTTGCACAACACGTCGGCCACCACCAGCATTAGCAACATTGACTCGTATCTTGAGAATGAGCGCGCTATAAACAATACGGAACCGTGGGGAAAACTGGACAAAACCGTCAAAATATCTAAATTAGTAGCATTTGCAAAATCCTACGTCGATGCCAACGGATTGCCTGAATCCGATAGCGCAAATCTTGTCACATTTTTAGTCACGTGCATAGATCACAAGAAAATAGTTAAAACCAAGGACGTTAACTATGACAAAATTACAGGAAAAATAATATCGATTCCGGTTTTGACCCATTGCACATCGTCCGATGGGTCGGGCTTCGCCAACACCAACACCAACACCAACACAACCAACACAACCACCACAACCAAATTCACGCTGCGTCGATGCGACAAACGGCAGTCCACTTTAAAATCGCTGTCCATTCCAAAACGCAAAATAAGCATTAACATCAACGACGAGATTATAGCCGAATGATTTAACCGACTCGCAGGCTTGGATTAATGCACACATCCTTGCTCGGAAATATGTTGCCGGACATGCACGTGTCACCTTCCCCAACTTTCACGCAGCTTCGAATCCCTCGATCTTCGCCTACCAAGCAATAGCCAGCCTTGCCGCTAACCCGCCCCTTCTGGGTCACGCTGCTGGCTTCATCCGCTTCAGGCTGCGAAATCACTGCATCCGCGCCAGTTTTCATTGTCAGCGCATTGGCTCGAGCGCGCTCCTGTGCCGCGTTGCCGCCGCCGCTGGACCGAATCCCCGAACCAACTAGCTGATCTTCCAGCACGTTCACACCCGACTTCGTTGCGCCGGATACCACGTCAACGCTCGTCTTGGCGCCTTGTGCGGTGGTTTTTACAGTCTGTTCGGCCGCCATTCCCAGCGCTTTCATTATGGGCTGTATCACGGGTTCTATGAAACTCATCGCATCCTCGGTAATGATGCCCGCTTGTGCAAATATATTAAATCCTGCAAATGCAAGCAACGTTATGACTAAAATAAATCGTATGAAATAATTAAAAAATGACGGCGATTCGTCTCCGCCATCCGCGTTGGCGGAGGTAGCGTCCGACCCGGATGCGGAGTTCGCCGAATATACCGCGGGGGAATTGGGCGAGAGCGCATTAAAAATGTATTCTGACGCTTTTGTTGTATTTTTCGATAGCGAATCCCCTACGTCGGAAATCGAATTACTGGAAAATGATTTTGGGACGAATGATGCCACCCGAGATGATGGATTGGGGCCGTTGTTATTGTTAATGGGGAGGCTGCGTATAGACGACATTTTATATTTGTATTTTATATATAATTATAAATTATAAATTATAAATTATTAAAATATAACTTAATCTTACTAATTTTTATTCTAATAATTAAATAATCTCCGATTCGGATACCGCTGCGACCAGTGCCGGAGCATCGGGTTCTCGGACATCGTGGGCGACATCGGGGGCGACATCGGGGACGACATCGGGGACGACGGCATCGGGGACGACTGCCGAATTCGCCGAATCTGCTGATTCCAACACAGTCATCACTAAATTGGGATCGGATAAATCTGAAACATCGTCACGAACAACTAGCATGTCAATAGCGTCATCGGATAACTCATCCGACAGAATAAAACGGGGCTGGTCGCTCGGAATGGCGCTATTATCGTCGCCATCGTCGTCTCCATCACCGCCGCCACCGCCACCGCCGCCACCGCCACCGCCTTGCAAAATACTATATAGCAGCATGTTCATACCGTTCATCATTTTCTGTTGCGACATTATAAGTGCTCTTAATTCTTTATTTTCAGCCTTAATGGGCTCAATCTCGTTTACCAAATCGGCCAAATTTGTATTTTTCATAATGTTTTCAACGGCATTTAAAATAAACGTTTGATTGCTTGTAATAGTATTGATAAATTCATCACTAAAATCCTCTTGGCCCGAAAGTGGATACTCTTGTTCTTGGGTTGCGTCATACGATGATGCGGGCCCGCTCATAGAATCACCTCGATTTTGCAATTGGTCGCGCATACTCTCTAACAAATTAATGCGGGTTGTAATGTGCGTAAGCTGATTGGATACGTCGTTGTTATGACCTTCAAGTTTCATCAACTGCACGTCGTGATTGCGTAAAATTATTATGGGGGGGAGCGGCGCTTCGCCGTATGGAAAATTCACGGTTCCAGTTTCAACACATTCGATTTGGGGCATTCCGTTGGCGTGTATGGTCTGTACGTAGCCCGGTGGAATTGCGGAACCGGGTTTAATAAACTGTGGCGGGTTACTGCGCTGCGGTGCGGTGGGTGGCGCAATAATAGGAGCACTACTATTTTGTCTTTGGGTGTATGGGCCGCTTCCAATTCCAATGGGTTGTTGCTGTTGCTGTTGCTGTTGGTGTTGCTGTCGTTGCAACTCAACCATTCTCTGCTGCTGCTGCTGTTGTTGTTGTTGCTGTTGTTGCTGCTGTTGCTGCGAAATGGGTGGTATTGCGCGCCGACGACGGGCAGATGATAGGGCGGTATTGCTCATTATTGTTGCTGGTGTTGGTATTTTAGATATAGTCCTAAATGATTTTAAATATTTTTACGCATTATTGTATATTTTATATTTTGCACCGCGCGCGCAATCACGCTTTCATATCCATTTTAACTGCGCCGTGGCACACGTAATCTTTCACTACGAAATCGGCGGGAATATAGTCCTCAATTCTCTCCTTTGGTAGGCCTACGATGTTGATTGTTGGAAACGGGTGCGGTTCTCGTTCGATTTGCGTTTTCAGCGCCGGGATATGTTCCTCGTAAATGTGCGCATTTCCTAAATGATACACGAATTCGTGCGCTCGAAGACCGCAGTGGTGTGCCAACAAGTGGGTAAGTAGCGCGTATGACGCAATATTAAACGGCACGCCCAGCCCGATATCTCCGCTGCGCTGGTACATTGCGCAACTCAACCTGTCTCCACCACTCACATTGAATTGCATTAGAACGTGGCACGGCGGAAGCGCCATTTCGTTAAGCTGCTGCGGATTCCACGCGCTTATCACCATGCGACGCGACGTTCGCTGCGCGGGGTCTTTCAACATTGCAATAAGTTCACCCAACTGATCCACCCCCCGGTCACTGTAGTTTGCATCGCAGTTTGAATATGGCGCATTGAAATGCCGCCATTGATGGCCGTAGATGGGGCCTAAATCATTCTCTCTGAAATGGGAAAGTCCGCGGCTGTCAAGAAATTCGCGACTCGCATTTCCGTCCCAGATGTGCACGCCTTGCGCCCTGAGAGTCCCGTTGTCGGTGCTGCCGCGAATAAACCAGAGCAGTTCTTTAAGGCACGTCACCCACGCAACGCGCTTGGTGGTGAGTAGTGGAAGCGCGTTACCTTCCAGCGAGAAATGCATGCCCGCTCCAAACACGGACCTCGTTACGCCGTTGCGGGTCTGTTCGGTACTTCCGTACCCCAACACGTCCCAGACCAAGTTGCAGTACTGACGTTCGTCGTGCGGGTCGGCGCAAAGCACCGCCTCGCGATTCTCGCCGACTCGGCGCGACCGCTTGTTAAGATCGGTTATTGTTCGAAACATTTTTGACTCTGCCGGCTGTGTATGCTGTGTATGCTGTATGTTGTGTATGTTGTGTATGCTGTATATTATTTTTATAATAAATATAAACAGAATCCGAATATTTATGAAAAGAGTCAACCCTAAATTGAGAGAATACGTACAAGTAACAGAGGTAATGTCAAATCTCACATTGGCAATATGCGAATACTATAACCCGTGCCTGCACGGTCGCGACGAAGACAGCTCTTGTGCAATTGATGGCCACATTTTATGCGCTTATAAAGTGCCGCGGGAGAAACTGTTTCGTGCTCGCAATTACCCGTTTCGGTTTTTAGGCGGCGCGTGTGATAAAACATACTGGTGGGATGTAACACATACCGCATTTTGGAAGAACTCGGTCGCGAATGATGCCGACTACGTCGAATCACCGGAGGCGCGCAGTTTTTTGGAGTACGGTCATCCCATTATTCGCAACTATTTTCCGATTATTCGCACGCGTGGTATTCGTTCGCTCGAAATCGCTAAAACAGTATACCTTGACCCCGGTGGCGAATGCGTGTGCATTTTAAAAACGTTCTGGTTTCGCATTTTTCAAAGAAAAGTGAGAAACTGGATACGCGATAAGGCGCTAGTTTCCAATTATTTGAGGACTTCACGACATTTGTTATTGAGAGAATGTGGGCAAATGCCTCCTAATCCTAAAACATTGAATGTCCGATAATTTCATTCGCGGCCATCGGTTCGAATCCCTGCATCATCCCACCCATCATCGCCGCCCCACCGCCGGGGTGTTGCGCTTGCTGCTGCGCGGGGGGCCTAAACTCGTTTTGCATGCTCTTGTTGCTGGTGAGCTGGGCGGCGGGTGGCGCCATCCCGCCGGTAACCATCATTCCGCCGCTGCTCTGGACGAATTGCTGCGAGAGCGGCTGAGTAACTCGCACCTGCGTGTTTTTCCCGGCGGCGTCGCGAACACTGCCTTCGCCGGACCACAGCTCTTCCGTGCGATCCACTAGAATTTGAACCTTCTCTCCCAGTTTGGTTTTGATGGAGAGAACAATCATAAGAACGCCGAGCGCGATGGTGATCATATTCAGCTCGCCGTACTTGTACCCGCTGTACGTGGGCACGTACGTGATAATGCGGTGCACGAAATAGATGGAGACGAACATGAAGAGGAGCTGTCCGACGATTTCCACTAAAACGAGCAGGCTGCCCTTCTGATCGTCGGGATCGGGGACGTACGTTCGAATCGCCGTGAGTATGATCGCGACGGGTACAATTGCCAGGAGAAGGTATTGCGAGATATTTAAGAGAACACCTTGCTGCGCGTCGTCCATTTTAAAGACGTAGTCCAGAAACCCGGATCGGCGAACGCCGTCCCGAACGGTTTCTTCTAATGATTCCATATAGTGTAATGTAATGTTTTGCTAAAACTTGTTTCTATTATAATTATAATATTAATAATAAATTATAAAAAAAATATTTTATTTATTTATTTTAGAAAACTATTTTTATTAATAATATTATTGTAGTAATATATTGAAATGAGCTCGTCGCAAAAATCGGAATCGCCTAGAGCTCTAGCTCTGATTAGACAAAACAGAGCTCCATCGCCAATTGGACCACTGCAAAGACAAAATTTCGTGAGGGATTCAATGTCGCCTTTTCCTTCATTCAATGGAGGTCCGGATCCATCGCCAAACGGACTACCACAAAGTCGCGGTGTGTCGTCACCCTTTTCTAGATTAAATGGAGGTCCGGCTCCTCAACCGAACATACAACTGCCTGTTGAGAACCCACTACCACCTCGTAGAATTATGAGACCGCAATCAATCACGCAGGATCGTGGTCCAAGTCCACCACCAAATCTTGTTGCTCAGAATGCCCTGCTGAATTTTAACCAAGATAGAGATCATCGTATAGCTAATTTTAATCTATTACAACAACAATATGACCAACAATTTGTTCTGCCGCTTCGTGTATCACCTAGCCGTAGGGATGTTTCAATATTTGAACCATTTAGAAATCACATGCATATGGAATCAGGAAATACAATACTTGTTTTGGACGATGGAACTAATATAGATATGGGTACTAACAGTATAGATGAAGCGCTTAAGTTGTTGAGTAAATTAACATATTCAAATGGTGTTGTGACGTATACAGTCCGTGGGTTTACTCCCGAAATTGAAATGATTATACTTCCCAATGGGCATATTATATTGCGTCATCCCCACCCTCCCCCCCAACTTGCCAAAGCGCCCCCCGCCCCTGCTCTTCCTCCTCATCCTCATCCTCCTCCTCATCCTCCTCATATTTTCACCAG